ATGGAAAATGGAAAACTTATATTAGATGCCTGTTGCGGCAGTAGGATGTTTTGGTTTGACAAACATAATCCTCTTGCCTTATTCGTTGATAAGAGATCGGAAATAGTAACTGCCAAGGACAGAGATAAAATCAGAACTATAGAAGTAAAACCTGATATAATAGCCGATTTTACCAACTTGCCGTTTGAGGATAGCTCTTTCTACATGGTCGTGTTTGACCCGCCACATTTGAAAACACTTGGCAAAACATCATGGATGGCAAAACATCATGGATGGCAAAGAAATATGGTAGGCTTCCGGATAATTGGCAAGAAATGATAAAAAGCGGTTTTGATGAATGTATGCGCGTCTTGAAGCCTTACGGCACTCTTGTATTCAAATGGAATGAGAGTGAGATAAAAGCTGCGGAAGTTTTGTCTGTTATCCCGTTCAAACCTCTTTTCGGACATACACTACCGGAAGACAGAGTAAGACAATATGGATGTGCTTTATGAAACTGCCAATTAACTAATAACGCAGAAAGAAATGAATAAGAAAGTAATTCCAAGATACTATAAATGCTCTCTTGATGGTAAACATTGGTGGAGAACTTATGCGGCATCTGCTGGACAAGCAAAGCAAGCCTATATACGTATGTTGGATGGTTGTGCAGATGATTGCTATTTATCTATCTTGTGCCGTGTTGATAGCCCAAAAACGACACAGGCGTTTAAGGATAATGCTAAGTACAGAAATATCCCTTTTGCTTATGTAGGGATGAATGTTAAAATACGTGGTGATAAGGGGATAATAGTTGGTCATAACAGTAGTGCTAATCTTGATATATATTTCTTGGAGGGTGATAATAAAGGGAAAAAGCTGAATTGTCATCCAAATTGGAAGATACAATACTTCAGTAAGAAATGGAAATTAATCAAAGAGTTTAATTAATAACGAGATAGAAATGAACAAGAAAGAGCAGCAAGCAATAGACTTCCTTCGCAGTATGGAACGTGACGATCTGCTATCACTCGGATTCTCAGGAGGTAAGGATAGTGTAGTTATACTTGACCTAGCTGAACGTGCAGGCATTAAGTATAATGCGATCTACGCTAACACCACAGTAGATCCACCGGGCACGATTAGCTTTATAAAGAGACACTATCCGCAAGTGAGGATAATACACCCTGAAAAGTCATTCTTTCAGTTAGTTGAAGAAAAAGGACTTCCTTCACGGCTCCGACGATTCTGTTGTGAAAGACTGAAAGAAAGATATGGTATCGGCAAACGTAGTATTGAAGGAATGAGAGCTGCCGAAAGTAGAAATCGAAAAGATTATGAGCCGGAGCAGTGTGATACAAGAAAATGGATGAAAGGCGCAAAGCATATTCTTCCTATCCTCACATGGACAGAAGAAGATGTTTGGAGCTATATTCGAAAATACGGATTACCATATTCAAAGTATTATGACGCTCCATATAATTTGAGCCGTCACGGTTGTGTCGGCTGTCCTCTCTGCAATTACAAGCAGATGCAATTAGAGTTTAAGATGTTTCCCGGTTATGCTCAAAGAATGATAATAGCCGTTGAAAGATATATGAACACTCACCCTAATGGGTTTCTTGCTCGCAACTTTGCAGACGGTTACGAAGCTTTCTATTACTATATAAACGAAATACCTATTGCGGATTTTCATGAGCAAAAGAAAGGGTTATTCAGATTTAGCGCAAGGGAAATTATTCGAAGAGAAATTTTAAATCAATTAACGTAATACGGAACAGAAATGAACGATGCACCAGTGTGAATATTGTTGTTGGTATAATGGTAGATGTGGGAATTGTGATTGTCCTACAGCTATGAAAAGACAAGCGTGTGAAAAAGCTAAAAACGCCAAAGAATACAATGAAAAACCTAAAATAAAATAGTTATGACCGAAGAACTTGTAACATTAGAAACTGCTAAACTGCTGAAAGAGAAAGGGTTTAATGAACCATGTATGATTGCTATGAATATTGAAGATGGTAGACAATATGGTACTAATAGAACAAATAGCGAGTTACCAATAAAAGTATGTTCCCATCCTACTCAATCCGTTGCACAAAAGTGGCTACGTGAAACCAAGAACCTGCATATCGAAATATCCTATATGTATGAAAACTATTGGACGTATGATATACTGACAATTCCGAGACATGACTTGATAGGATTGTCTGACAGGCCTATTATCCGTTATAATACCTACGAGGAAGCACTTGAAGCAGGTTTACAGGAAGCATTAAAACTTATATGATTATGGAAAATATTAATTTGAACGAACTACGGAATATAGCTTATAAGACAGCTTGTGAGCATGGTTTCCACGATAAAAGACTTAGTGAAGAACACTGCCTTTGTCTTGTCATTTCCGAGCTTATGGAAGCTGTGGAAGCGGAAAGAAAGGGAAGATTAGGAAAGAAATGTAAATCACGTTTTGAAATGGACTATAATCGCTATCCTGCATTAGTGGAAGAAGAAAAGCGATTTAAGTGTTCCTTTGAAAAAAATGTAAAAGACACACTTCCAGACGAACTAAGTGATGCGGTTATACGCCTGCTTGACCTTGCAGGATTTCGAGGAATAAGCCTTGAATCTGCTAGTAATGATATTAACTCCGAATATATGGATGATATTGCCTGTATGTACAGCAAATTGAGTTTCACGGAAGCGATATATTCCATATTTACCAAACCAATTGTAGATTACCAGTATCTTTCTACGATTGTAAATGAGATGATATTTTCAATCTTTGCACTAGCCAAACATCTTGGCATAGATTTGCTATGGCATATTGAGCAGAAACAAAGATATAACGAATTAAGACCTAAGTTGAACGGAAAAAGATATTGATTATGAAAACAATTATATTTACAATCATATGTATTATCGCCCTATTATGGGTTGGAGATCTCACAATTACATTTAAGCCGTTTTCTATATCACTTCCCAGTTGGTATAAGCCTGTAGGTATCATCCTGTTTGTGTTGGCAATGGCGGTATATAACATTGGAGAATACGCTAAAGGGTATAAGCATGGTTTCGATGATGGGATAAAGAATGTGTTGAAATACTTAAAAAGAAATGCACTTAATGGGAAATATAGCTCTATGAAAGCTCCCAATCAGACTTTATGCCAAATTTGCGTGGCTCCAGCATTCTTGGCTTATTGAAAATCGTATTTGAAGCCCCCTAAATCTTTACTTTAGCGGTAGTTCACAATTTTGTGATAAGAAAAATAGAATAGTTAGTGGTGATTCTTTGGAGTTGTCGCTAATTTTTTTTTAAGAAAATTATTCGCAAAAATGCGAATGAATAAAATTAAAATGCTATCTTTGCATTAAAGAAACAAATGAGATGGTAGTAACGTTTGATAAAGAGTATCTGAAAGAATTGTATGAGTTTGGAAAGGCGAATGATAAAAAGCATCGTTTTCAACCTGATATCGTACGTAGATATAAACGTTGTATAGATATAATAATCAGTGTCCCTGATGTAACTTCACTTTGTAAATACAATGGGCTGAGTTTTGAAAAATTATCAGGGGACAAAAAGGACTTTTGCTCTGTTAGAGTAAACAATCAATATCGTATTGAATTTACAACCACAGAGGTGCAAGGTGAAGTAGTGACTACCATCTGTAATATAATTGAATTGTCTAACCATTATAAATAGAAAGTTATGATTAAAATAGATGGCGTAGACCCTAAAATGATAGCTAATAACTTAATTCCTTTTGAACCGACACACCCGGGAGAAGTATTAAAAGATGAAATTGAATTTAGGGGTATTTCTCAAAAGAAACTTGCTAAAGAGATGGGTGTGTCTTATACTGTATTAAATGAAATTCTGAATGCAAAGCGTTCACTAAATACAAAATATGCTATGCTCCTAGAAGCCGCGTTAGATTTAGATGCGGAACCTTTGCTCAAAATGCAAACATCTTATAATTTGCAAATGGCAAAAAAAGACAACAGGTTTATGGAGAGAATTAATAAGGTGCGTAAGATTGCAGCGTTATTATGATTGATGTTAGAGAATTAAGGATTGGTAATTATGTACACCTTTTTAAGAGTTTTATTATAATTTAGGCGTGATTCCATTTGGTTTCACGCCTTTTTGTACCATTCTCTAAAGTTTTTTCAAATACTTTACAGTAACTTTCTAAAGCTTACTTATATTTCTTCATCTCCGGCAAATGTTTCCTTATGTCACTAATACGTGTTGCGTCACTCGGATGCGTACTCATGATCTCTGGCACTGAACCCGATCCGCCCGCCGACATCTTCTGCCAGAATGTGACGGCCACATTCGGATTATAACCAGCCATCGTCATAAGAATAAGCCCCATATAGTCAGCCTCGGTTTCATGTTTGCGTGAGAATGGAAGCATCACACCGTATTGTGCTCCAAGACCATAGACTATATTCCCGGCTTTCTGTATGGCGGCGGACTTTCCACTGAGAGCCTCCCCCAAAATTTTCGCTCCGTATTGTGCAACCAGCTGCTGACTCATACGCTCATTGCTATGCTTGGCCACAGCGTGCGCCACTTCATGTCCGATAACTACAGCCAGTTCGTCATCAGAGGAAACCAGATTCATCAGTCCCTCATACACAACGATTTTGCCTCCCGGCATACAGAAAGCGTTCACCTGATTATCCTTAACCAGATTGAATTCCCATGAGAAGTTCCTCACCTCACCGGACATTCCATTATTTTCCAAGTATTGTTCCGTGGCAGCGGCTATTTTCTTTCCGACACGTGTCACCATCGCTTTCTTCGTCGCGTTACTTGATATCGGTGCCGACTTGATATATTCCGAATACTGGGTCAGACTTGATGAAAGCACTTCGGAGTCGGATACAAGCAGCATCTGTTTCCTGCCTGTCAAAGGAACACTTCCACAACCGTATAACAGAAGCACGGTTGCAAATAAAGTCACAATTTTTTTCATGCACCTATAATTTTAAAAGTATGAACAAAGTTAACGATTATTTTCTAATTGTGATAAGTCGATATATGAAAAAGCATTGCACATATCATTGGACGGTATTCATACAAAGCGCGACTGAAATGAACATGTCAATATCCAACTTTAAGTTAAATCAAGTTTAACTCACTGTTAATCAGATGATTATATTTGTACACATCGCTAATAATCAGTATCTTAGCTATATAAAAGAAACCAATATTACTAACAATTAAAACATAGAAGATATGAAAGCAACAGATATTAAAATGTACATCAGTACATTGTCTATTATCAAAAAAGGTCAAGAAATTGAATGTGGTGACTTTTTAGGTGGTAGAAAGGTAAATGCCAGTCAAGAAGATGCCTTGAATAGCATGAAAAATGCTGTATATATGTATTTGTTTGCATCTATCATGAAGAAGGATAAAGGTTACAAAACAATGGCATTCACAATAACCGCTTGCAATTCTGCTATTTATGATAACAGCATGAAGACAGAGGTTGTATGTAAGGTTGGTTATAAAGAAATGATACAGCTTATCAAAGATGGGTATAGAAGTCCACTATTTGATACTCGCAAGCTGAAATCATTCGTAGATATGAGACTTAAAGAGCTAAAGATAGCATAATAACCAGCAGGGCGAAAGCCCTGCGCAACAAAAAAGAATATGACCAAGAAAGAATTAATTGCAGCACTTGCAAATGTAAATGATGACGCGGTGGTATTGTTTGGCACGAAAGAAATTCAGTTTTTCGGTGCATTTGCTACACAGGTATATATTAACTGGGATAGTAATGAGGTTCTTATAGCCAATAAGCACACAGATGCCACAACACCAGTTTACTGCGAGTTATTACATGAGGATAAAACGCATTAACATAAATCGGCAGGGCGAAAGCCCTGCGCAATATAGAAGAATATGAAAGAAAATATATTTTTAAAAGCAGTTATAGAAAAACCGTTATTGAATAATGAACCAGAAGTTTTACACCTTTTCGTTCAAATTATCAATGAAATAACTTCTTGTATGTCAGAAGACGAGTTAAGAGGCTGTATGAGCTCTTTAATAGTAAGACACCCTTATTTTAAACTGTTTTTCGATTATGGTTTCGGACATAATCATATGTGGGTGAAAGCATCAGGTTCTTTAGAAAGATTGATATTGGTTGAGTTCTAATCCGGTAGCCTTATGGCTACCACAATATACACGATTATGAAAGCAGATTTAGTTTTAGTTATCAGCCCTGAAGCCCCACTGATGAAGCAACTGGGCAAGGTATTGGGTAAGATGGTAACCCCTTATGACTTCTCTACTATAGAGAGGGGTGAAAAGTACATCACCATACAGCATGATGAAACAGGGCTTGTAGTGGCTTATACGAGTGAAGAAAGATTGAACGTAAAAATGAATTAAGAATGAAGAATGTATTAGAATCTTTGAAAGAAAGTGTCAAGAGTGGCAAAATCACAATCAGAGAGGCAGCTATAAAGCTGCATAAAGCAGGGTGGACGAGTTTTGTAGACGTGGATAAAACGAAACAATTACTTGAATTATGAACTCAATAAATGTAAACGGTTGCAGCGTATGCCAGCCCGGCAAAGAGAATTACACTACCTACAACACCAGGTTGAGAGGTAAAAGAGTGAGAATGTACCAGTACGATTACCGTACTGAAAGTGGTGAACTCTTTGCTTGTTGTGCGCCTACCTTAGAGGCGTGTAGAGAAAGACGGGACAAATGGTTGGACGCTAAAAATAAATCAGTATGTTGACAATAGAAATACCAAAATCAAATAGAAGAAAATCCGAGGAAGACGCACTTGCATCTTTCATCCTCTCGGAAATCAAAGAGAAAGGTGAATGTGTTTACTTTCATTATGGCGTAGGATGGGGAAATAACTGGCCTCATTGTTGGGCAAAAAATACTGGAAGTGACGCTAAAGACAGACACCAAATTTCGGAGTTGGCGCACGATAATGTCATAAGAGCATTTATAGACAAAGGCTATTCTGTCGAGTATAGAAGTGAAATAGCTGCCGGAAGATATGTGATTATTAGAGGGTGAACTACAATGGAAACGAAAAGAGACAAAATTTTAGAGAAGCTTCGTAAGCTGATGAACCTAAAAGAATCAGCTAAAGCGTTAGGCAATGAAGGCGAAGCACATGCAGCAGCAGGTATCGCCCGTCTGCTGATGGAATACAACCTGTCAGAAGAAGATATACCAGAGCAGGAGAAACTGGAGAACCCGGTAATAGCAGAAGAGATACCTTACAAGGTTGAAATGAGCAACTGTGTTTGGTATAATTTTCTTGTATCAACGGTATGCGAATATAATATGTGCCGAAGCCTTATTGTAAGCAGACCCAAGAATTACCGTATGGTGAGGGATAAATTTCAGATCATTGGTCGCAAGAAAAATGTAGAAGTAGTGTTGTATCTGATTTCATTCTTGGCGCATCAATTTGTTATTATCGGGAAAAGGAAATATCCAAACTACAAGTATGAATGTATTCGTAAATATGGAATTACGCCTAAAACGCTTGCTATGTATATGAAATCCTTTCTGTATGGCTGCGTCATTGGTTTGGGCGATAAATTTGCTTCCATGAAGCAAGGTTTGGAAGAAACAAGCAATGTAACTGCATTGGTAGTCGCTTCAAAAGCAGAAATAGATGAATTTCTCAAAAATGAGAAGATTGGCAATGCACGAGAATCACAAGCCAAAATTGATAGGCTATGTGCTAAGGAAGGAATAAATGTCGGTCGAAATATTGAAATTCAAAAAGGAATTCATGCCGAAAGTGTAAGTGAAGACAGGAGATTAATGTAATGGGAACCAAAGTAACTAAAGATGGCAAAAGTTTACGAAAACAAGAAAGGATTCAAGATCATACAAGCCACTCGTGGCGAAATGATATGCGCGCTCAGTGAATATGGATGTGTCGGAATTTGCGACAGCTGTGGTTCCAGTAATTGCCAAGATGGATTCTACATCGCAGTCCTTAATTGCTGGTATTGTTCTGATTGCTTCCATAAGTGGTATGCCAGAGCTAAACGCTATGCTTCCGATGAATATGTTGAAAACAAGAATTTTGAATTGTATAAGGCTGTTTTAGGGATCTATTAGTTGTTTATGATGGTAATTAATTTATAACATTTTGATATCAATTATATTATACATTCACATCTAAATATCAGGATATGAGAACGAAAACAGAAAAAGCAATCAATTTATTCGAGTCCGGGTGCCTGAAAGAAGCATTATCCATCTTCCGCACCTTCCGCATCGGATTCACCAAAGAAGAACGCAGAACACTGCAAATTGCAAGTGAAAGTCTTACAGGAAATGGGAACTTCTACCAACAGTTAGGAATCGATACGGATTACATGATAAGCAAATCGGTTGAAATAATCACAGAAAAGTATTTGAGCAACGAAAAAGTTTAGTATGAAATTGAGTGTAAAGCTTGTTTTATTATAACTAATTAGTTATATTTGCATCATGAGAAAAGAATTAGGAAAATGGCTGATGGATATAGCCAAGTATATAACCACCGCAGTTGTGTTGACATCCATCTTCGGGGATGTGCAGGAAAAATGGATAATATATCTTGGAGGTTCGTTGGCAATAGTAATCACACTATTGGCAGGTCTTTGGCTTGTCAATGACAAAAAGAAAGGATGATAAAATGGGAGCATTGATTATGTTCGGGCTTGTATCGGTCATAGCCATTGTCGGCGTGATTTATTTCAACCATAAAGATAAAAAAAATATACGAGAAAGCGCATAAAATACTTTCAAATGTTTAGTTTATCGTTATGAAGTTAGATGAAAAGAAATTGGCAAAGCTCAAGACAACCAACCAGTTGCTTGATGAAAAGTACGGGGAACATGGTACAGCTACCCGCGAGAAATTCAATGAAAATGCAATGGCATGGTATTATGGCGATATACTTCGTGAACGCCGCAAGGAGCTAAAATTGACCCAGAAGCAGTTGGCGCAGAAAATTGGTAAGGAGCAAAGTTATATCGCCCGTGTTGAAAAAGGGGAAGTAGATATCCAGTTATCAAGTTTTTTCCGCATTGCGCGTGCGTTGGGTATCGAGTTTACGCCTACATTTGTTTGAAGTTAATTTTATATTCATAGAACATTTGCTTGCATTAAGGCAGAATGGAGAAGTCCGTTCTGCCTTTTTCGTTTCTGCAAGTAAAAGTTAAATCTTTGTTTTTCAGTATTTTATGATGAAAATAAAAGATATAAACCATTGTAAATCAATTATTTATTTGTATCTTTACAATATCAAAATAAACCTATTAATAACAAGTAAAAGTCAAGAGCAATGAAAACAGAAGAACTTATCAGATACTACAAAGCAAACATTGAAGCTATTGAAAAAGGATTGAACAACGACTCTCTTTCAGCAGATAAAAAATTCAGATTGGGATATACACAACAGGCGTTGGACGGATATAAGTCTGCTTTACAAGAACTTCTTGGAAATAATAACGACTAATAATAGAAGAGAGCAAATGAGCAAAGTAACAGAACTAACAAAAGAGCTTCAAAGAGTAATGTATTCCACAACATATTCATTTGAGATTGATACCGAAGATTGTGTTTTCGGATTCAAAAATACAATAAAGAAGCGTACAAAAAGTTTAGCCAAGGCAAGCAAGCTAAAAGTGAAGTTAACCAATGATTGTGGTCGATTCTTGTCAGAAACGGTGAGAGTTGTTGCTGTACGCTTCTACAAGAATGGAGAGCTTGCCAAAGAATTGAAAGCAGAAGAGATATCTGCAAAGTATAACGGATAAATCATAGAACTATGAATACTTATTATAAATTCTGTCCAAATGTATTTTTGGCAAAGTGCGATGAAAAGCACGAAAAAGGAGAAGTTATTGAGGTTACAACCAAGTATGGCAAAGAGAATGAAAGCATAGTTTTTAATCTGATTTTCGAGAAAGATGGTTTCTATTATTACTCTATCGTTCGGGCTGACGGATTTAATGTACAGGAATGGGCGAAGCAAAGAGCGGAATGCAGGCATGATTGGGCATCATTGGCTGCACAAAAGAGTAATGAGTATTTCAATCGCTCGAACAAAGATAGAGATTTCCTTTCCTTAGGCGAACCAATCAAAGTCGGACATCATAGTGAAAAGCGGCACAGGAAGATGATAGAAGATTCCTGGAACAATATGGGCAAAAGTGCTGAGCTCAGCGACAAGGCTGCCGAACATGAAAGAGTAGCCAAATATTGGGAAAAACGTGCTGAAACGATCAATCTTTCAATGCCTGAAAGTATCGATTTCTACGAACATAAGCTGGAACAAGCTAAAGAATTCCATGAAGGTGTGAAGTCCGGCAAATACCCACGAGAACACGCCTACACTCTTACTTATGCCAAGAAAGCCGTAAATGAGGCACAGAAGAATTATGAACTTGCACTAAAGTTGTGGGGAGATGAAGAATAAAGTATACGTTTTATTTCAAACTGATATTTGGAAAACAAAATCAAGTAGAGTGTGTTTCGGTGTATTTCTTTATGAAAATGCTGCTATTGATGCTGCCAAAGAAAATGGTTTATATACCAATGAAAGTGAAGTTGATATTATAGAATGTGAACTTGGAAAATTTGAGGAATTATGAAAACGATAGTAAAAGTCTATCTGAAAGACGAGCATGGCAATGAAGACTGGTTCGTTACCCCCATTAACCTCCCAGAACAAGAAGCGCACGAAAACTATATAGGTAAACGCTTCAATATAGGAATAGATACAGACCATATGATGAAATGTTGGAAGGTTGAGACCTTGAGAGTAGAAAAATAGTATTTTTGCCCAGTTTTATTTGAAAGACAAATAAAATATTGTATTTTTGAGGCAGAAATAAGAGAAAACAGCTAAATTGAAGGAATGACAGAAATGGGATTGTTAAGTAGCCGCCTGTCAGCGGTGAAAAAGGATGGACGTAAACAGTCTGACAGCGTGGAATATCATCCGATTGCAAGTTCAAGTCTTGCTTCCTTCAATTAGCTAACAAGGGAATTTAGCAAAGTTGGTCTATGCAGTAGCTGAATGTGGTATTGAACGTGTGGCCGAAAATGTAATGCGCTCTTGTCATTATTCTGCTTAAATCGTATCTTTTCATATCCTTGCTGTTTATGGATTTATTTTGATATTGTAAAGATACTTTATTAAAGTGGATTATACAAATATAAACAACTGATTATCAATTAGTTAAACTTTGTTTAACGTGATGTGCTATTGATATTGAATGCTGTTACTAATTGTGTTGTACCACTGAGTGAACTATTCAATATGAATCTTATAATCTGATATTTTTAAAACTCGTGCCTGTACGGAATATTCACTACGTCCGCACAGGCTGTATCTGAAGGTCATACTTTCAGCGATACTTGTGCCTCACACCAAGCATACTCATCACGTTAAAGACAAATTGATGTGCTGAAAGTTTTCTTTATTATGTTTTCCAAAATGTCAAAGAACTCTTTAAAATCGCGCCTCTGAGCCAATTCGATTCGGCAACTCATGTCTTTTTCAGAGGCTTTTCTTAACTTTGCAATATCAACTTATAAAATTAAGAATCATGAAAAATTTTATCGAAGTTCATGTGATAACACATGAGAATGCACCTACTACCAAGGTGTTGATTAATGTATCATCTATTTTTATTGTTGAATCACTCTTCAATAATGCTATCATTGGCATACAAATGCCGTCAAGTAACAAAAAGAATGGTTTTGAATAGATTAACTATAATATTAGTGAGAGTTATGAGAAAGTCATAACTCTTATTAAAAATGCCCTGTCGTAAGCCATTTGAATAATTGTTCGGAGCGTTCCAACCTTTCCGCAAGCAAATCTTCAGGAATGGTTGGAATGTTTTTTGACTCACAATATCTGTAATAGTCTTTAACGAAAGAAGCTGTATTATAGCTCCATTTGCGCAACTCCGCTTCTTCAGCAACAGACAGTTTGTGTCTTTTGACTAACTTACCAAATCCAAACATAATTTATTTCATTCTAGTTACTGTAATTGTTTTAGCCTCTCTGTCTATACGGGTTTTGAATGTCTTTCCCCATTGCAGTCCGTATGTGGTACATACAGTTCTGACGGAAGTCATCATCTGAATAGGATAAGTAAATTCTTCACCTATCTTCATCACTCTCAGCGTTGGTGTAATCGGGCTTTTCTCTTCTTTTTCTGCCATATTATTTTGATTTATTTATTGTTTTACTAATTTTGTAATGCAAAGATAAATATATTATCTAAGAAACAAGAAAACTCAGTGGTTAATCAGTGAATTTTAATATTAATTAAACTTGTTGTTTATGAATGTACAGAGTAGGCTTTTTGATTTCATTTCATCGAAGAAGATTTCAATATCAGATTTTGAAAGGGCTTGTGGACTATCCAATGGTTATGTGCACAAGATTAAAAATTCTGTAGGCAAACGTGGTTTACTGGATATTCAGAGAAAATTTCCTGAACTTAATACTGACTGGCTTCTTACGGGAGAAGGGGAGATGCTTAACGATACATCTTCATATATTGTCAATAGCGACCATCATGGAACTTCTGTAGCAGGAAACGGCAATAACGTGAATACCACCAGCGCTCTGGAAAAGGCATTGGAAAGTCTGATGGAACAGCAAAGACTTACAGCGAAAGCGCAAGAGCAGGTGGACAGGTTGCTGTCTTTAATGGAAAGGATGACTAAATGAAATTTAATTAATAATACACTATGGAAACATTTACATTAATTCTAGCAATCGTTTGCTTGGTGTTTGGAATCTTGCAGATAATCTTGTTCTTCAAGGTGTGGAATATGACCAATAATGTAGCAGGCATCAAGGCGCTGTACGAAAAGCAAAACAGTGAAATGTTGGCACTGCTGAAAACAATAGCGTCGGAAATGAAGGAACCCAAGCAGCACAACAACAAAGAGAGCAAAGGTGATATAAAGGTGGTAGCAGCAACCGAAATCAAAAAGGAGAGCACTTCTGCACAACAAACAAAGAAAGAACGTCCTACTATAGACAGAAGCAGTGAAGAATACCAGCGGAAAATAAAGAAGTGGAACGTCTTAAAATCCCGTGGGTACATCGAGCAGGCTGTAAGGGAGTATATGGAATACACCGGATCTGAACAGAATGAAGCGACCGAATTTATAAACAACTTATAAGATAGGTATGGATTTCAAAGACAATATACTTCAGCTTGCGGAAAGGATAAAGAAGCAGAAAGATGCCATCCAGACAGAGGAAGCCACCAAGAACGCCTTCATCATGCCCATAATAACGGCGTTGGGATATGATGTATTCAATCCTTTTGAGGTAGTGCCTGAAATGGACTGCGATCTGACAAGGAAAGGTGATAAGATAGATTACGCCATCAAAAAGGATGGCAGGACGATTATTCTGATAGAATGCAAGCACTGTAAGCAGAACCTTGACTTGCACAACACCCAGCTTTCAAAATACTATGCTGCGTCCAACGCACGCTTTGGGGTGCTTACAAACGGTATCGAGTATCGGTTTTATGCGGATCTTGACAAGACGAACATCATGGACGAGAAACCTTTCTTGGTGGTGAATATGCTGGACTTGTCGGATGCAGATATAGAGGAAATGAAGAAGTTCCACAAGTCATGCTACAATGAGTCGGAAATATTCAGCACGGCAAAGGAACTGCAAATGATGATACAGATAAAGGAGATTCTTGCAAAGAATTTCCAGTCGCCGGGCGATGAGTTTACGAGGTATTTTGTCAGAAGTCTTAATAACGGGAAATCCACACCGAAGCTGATCGAAGAATACAGACCGATTGTGAGGAAATCTATCTTGTCCGTGATAGGAGGGATGATTTCAGGCAGACCGGATACCGCCATACTGGTGAAAGAAGAGAAACCACGACAAGCACCGAACGATGGAATGGCTGCTATAAGCGACAAACAAGATGCAGTGATTACATGTAAGGAAACAGATGCATACAATATAATCAGAGCTGTTCTTGGGGAACAAAGTGAAATATCATATACCAGTTTCAAAGGCTATCTGCTGATTTGGACTGGACATGAATATTGGTGGGTATGCCGTGTATCATTAAGGCCGTACAGCAAGCGGATATGTTTTGTTACAGAGAACAGAACCGGATATAAATGGATTCAGTTACAATCAATAGAAGATATCCGAAATTATTCAAACGAGATAAGAACGGCTTTTGGAATAGCCTGCAAGCAACGGAAACAATATCAATTAAAACATAAGAAATCATGA